AGAAGCGAGCACCTTCAATCTACGAATCAATCAAGGCCAAAAGCCAGATTGTTCCAGGCGAAGCCACTGCCACTGAGCCTGACGAACCTGGCAAAATAACAGCCGATGTGCAGTCAACCAAGTTGAAACAGTTATTGGGCAAAATAAAAACTTCGTAATGATACAGTGTTTTGACATTTTCAAGAACATCAATATTGTTGCTTATCAGAATAATGTAAGTATATCGCCTTGTTGTTTGGCACCAGTAAGCAAAACACAAGTAGTTGACTTTGTTGACAACACTTATCTAGCAAGTTTTAGACAACAAATTCAAAAGGGAGAATTCCCCGTTGGATGTTCCGCTTGCCAACAAGCAGAGAGTGCAGGCTTGACCAGCAGACGCATAGGCAGTAACCAATGGTATAAGGACAACGGACTTGACAACAATCAAATCGAGTTAGTTCGAATGGATTACTGGACTGGCATACTTGCAATCTTGCTTGTGTAATTTGTGGACCCAATAACAGCAGCGTTTGGAAACAAGAACTTGGATTACCAATAGAGTTACAAAAGTCAACTACCAACAAATTTTGGCATGATATACAATTAGATCAAATAAAATTTATTCATTTCAACGGGGGCGAACCTTTGCTCAGTAAAGAGCATGTAAGACTATTGGAAGCAATACCCAACAAATCACAGGTACACATAAATTACAACACCAATGGCACTGTATTGCCAACTCAACATCTATTGGATCTATGGGCCAAGTTCAAATTAGTTCAACTTGATTTCAGTATTGATGACATCAAACAAAGATTTCAGTACCAGCGATATCCTGCAATCTGGCAACAGGTTGTAGATAATCTAAATTGGTTCGTAGAACACGCACCACACAACTGTATGTTTGCAATCAACACTTCAGTTGGTGTACTTAATTTTTACAATCTCAACAATTTAGATCAGTGGTTACGTCAGAACTTTAGAACATCGAGATTCACTGATCCTGTTGAATATCGTCAGCAGTTTACTGTTGGTATATTCGCCCTCAAAAATGCTCATTCTAGAAAAAACAATATTGTTGCAGCCTTGAATAAAATTGATCAACGGCGTGGTACTGACTGGAAAAAAACGTTCCCAGAACTGCTAGAAGATTGGAATAAAATTTTTACAATTTGAGATAATCGTCGATGTCCACAGCCGAGATGTCTTTGCGATCCACTTGCAGGAACTGTGAGCCATCTCGGCTGTAACGTCGACCCTGCCCTACAATAACTGAACCATTTGAGTATTTGACAGGTCGATCCACAATGAGGTCTACATATTCGCCTTCGCCCACACCCAGGGTGATAAAGTGAATGTACTGTTGTCGATCACGTTTGAACACTCGGCTATTGGCCACTATGCCAGCAAATTGATAGTACTCTGAATACAGTCCTTGTACGCCCATGCGGGGCAAAAATCCTGGTGAATTCCAAGCACCATGTTCTTTAAAACTTTCTACAGGATCTTCAGTGATCCAATTAGCAAATCCCAGATCACGTAAATCCCATCCTGCTCGTTTGGCTTCGTTGCGGTACACCCAGCGAGCATATGAACCTTGGCAGTGGCGGAGAGCTGCTTGCCAAAACTCGCGAGGATTGTGAGCCTTTTGATAGGCCAGGGCCCAGATCAGCCTGCCAAGATTCACAGCATGAGCACGACACAGACCAAAGCCTGATAGGTTCAACATCTCCTTATAAATGTCGTCTTTCAGGGGATGATCGCCCAGCCGGTTCATGAACTCCATGACTTTTTCTTCGTTCTTTTTGGCAAACGCACGACGATACATGTCTGCTTCGTATGCGTTGACTCCAATCAGTTTCATGATGCGTTCTATAGCATCATCTTCGCACACAATGGCACGTTCTTTGGCACCGTCTGCAGTCCAATCACGGAACCAAGCTGCCTTGCGCCGCCCTTCCATGGCCACTGGACGCACCAGGGCCGTGGCAAACACACAGTCTGCCACAGATGTTGGCTTGATGGCACGAAACAGTCGCCGCATGGCCGGGCTTTCGCCTTGTGTTACCCCCAGCACATCACCACGAGCCAGCAAGTCTGCTGTGGCATCATCTTCGGTGGGATACTCGTGTATCATGCGTGTGGGGTCAATTTCCATGAGCTGGCTCAGCCCACGGTTGGCTAGAATGTCTACTTTGAGATGTTCCAGATCTTCAACTTCGTTTTTGTCCAGCAGGATAAGATTGTCTTCGCGGAACAGGCTTTTTGGTAGCTGACGATCAAACACAATCACACCGCCGCAGTGTTTGCTCAAGCAGCGTGTTTTGCCCATGAGTTTCTTTTCAATGCGGCGTGCTTCAGTTTCGTCTACACCCAGTTTCTTGTAGTCAATGTCTCTGGGCAGTCGTCCCTTTGCGCCTAATCTGCGAGCAGCTTCACGTCTGGCCGACTTTTCTTTGTACAACACATAGTTGGATATGCGGGCAGTACGCCCGGGCCAAGCGTCAAATATACGCTGCATGGCCAGTTCTTGTTTGTGATGTGGTACGTCAATGTCTACGTCGGGCAAGTCATCTCGTAGTGGATTGAGAAAGCGAGCAAAAGGTATGTTCCACTCTATGGGATCCACATCAGTGATGCCCATGAGATAGCACACCAGGCTGGAGCCTGCTGAGCCACGAGTCATGTGAGGAATGTCTGAGTTGAGATCCAGCACACGCCGGATTTTGAGAAAGTATTCTGTGAAGCGTTGAGCTACTATTACTTCAAATTCTTCTACTAGTCTGTGTTGGTATTGTTCTGAGTCTGGACAAGGTCTGCGAAATTGTTTCAGTAGTGCTTCTATCTGTTCTAGTTCTGTCATAAAATGCCTTAGTTGTTGCCTTACCAGTTATTTAAAATCAAAAACTGACCAGATTAAATATCTGCTGGAGTTGGGCAAAACTCAAAATCCAATAAATAAATCAAAGGTTTCTGTGACCATGCAAAAAAAGACTCGTAGTTTGTTAGAAGAACTCGACTCGATGTACATTGAGAAAGACCGTAGATTCATCATTGAAAATCGGGCTTCTAACATCATAGTGGGTGCTATAAGATTGATAGAACAGATTGAAGCCAGTTACAGCCCAGAACAGGCTGAAAATCTCACTAGAAAATTTATCAATGCCATTAGAACCAAAGATGCTGGTCGTTTCAACAGAACAGTGAGAAAAACTGATGCAAATTCATGAACTAACAAAAAATTCTGCTGAAGTGCCAATGCTAAACGAAGGGCTTTCGGCAGTTGTTGGCGCAATATTTGCCAGAGACCCGCAATTCAAAGGTATGAGTCTCAAAGATCGATATCGTTACATGATGGGCAATCAAGCGGTAGATCAAGTAGCAAACAAAGCAGTCAGCGCCTGGGCTGGTTATGTGGCCAGAAAGCTAGGGCAAGATCGCAATTATCTACAAAATCCTGCAATCTACAAAAACGACTTGCGAACGTTTGTGAATAAAAATTTAATGCCAGCCTATCAAACCATTGATCAAATGACCAACAGAACTCAGTTGTATCAGGTCATTGATCAAATTGTAAATAACCGAGCAGATCAAGCAGGCAATCCCAGTCCGCAAAATCAAGCAGGTCTTTTCAATCAACTTGTTGACATGTCAGCAGTGTCCATGGTCAGAGACCAAACACAGAAACAACAACAAAGTGGAGGCGGTGGCGGAGGAGTTGGTGGTGCAGCTGCTTTTACTCCGGCGGCTGCGCGGTCTTTGATTGCAAGTTCTGGTATGAATCAGCAACAAATACAGACGTTTATAACTACAATTAGACAAGCCGCAGGCAACATGACACTTGCTAGCACTGGCAATGCTGCTGTAGACTCTTTGCTTACTGCTCTTGGATTTACTATAACATGATAATCGCAGAAGGTGGCAACGTATTCAAAAACGCTGAAGGTCAGCCCTTGACTCAGCGTATCAATCAAGCTGATGTGCCAGCCACTGTGAAATGGTTGGAACGACTCACAGGACTTGATTTGTCTGGACCCAAAGATCCAGAGTCTGGATATCCCACAAGATGGCTGGGCAGCACTGGCAAAAAAGACACGTCGGGCGACTTGGATTTTGCTGTGCTGTCAGCTGACGCACCGCGAGCACAGTTGATTGAACTGTTGGCCAACTGGCTGCGTAAATCTGGAGTGCCCGAAGAGCAAATTTTCAATCGCGGCAAAAACAAAAATGATGGCTGGATCAAAGATGCCGGTGAGCTACACTTTAGAACTCCCATTCGCGGCAATCCAGAGTTGGGCTATGTACAAGCTGATTTCAACTTCTACGACACACCCAAACAGTTCAATTGGGGTCTTTTTTACAGCAGCGGAACCAGCCCAGGCTACAAAGGCGTGTATCGCAATGTGCTGCTGAGTTCCATAGCCAAAGCTCGTGGACTAAAAGTGGGCGGCAATGGTGTGATTGATCGTGCTACCAATCAAGTGATCAGCACAGATCCCAATCAGTTGGCTCAAGCAGTGCTGGGCCCTGGGCACACAGCTCGAGACTTGGCCACTGTGGAATCCATATATGCTGCTCTGGCTGGCGATCCTCAGCGCGACGCCAAATTGGCTGACTTCAGAGGGTACTTACAGCAGCAAGGCATGCCAGAACCTGACATTGTTCGAGAAAACGACGTGAACTTTTTGGCCAGATTGCGTGACCGAATTGTGAATCAAGGCATGGTACCTTTGATAGAGCACGAAATAATCACCGAAGGCAAGGACCCTAGAATTCCTTACGTGGAAGATTTGGTTTTCAAATCTGGATTGCGTGGTGTTAAACA